GCCTGCGCCTCCGTCAGCTGGGCCTGCAGCGCGCCGATCTGCTCCTCGGCAGCCTTGCGCTTGGCGATCTCGGCATCTAGCCGAGCCTTGGGGATCGTCTCCTCGTCCATCGTCTCCTCCTCAGAGTCCGAGTGCTCGTCTCTCGTCGCTGATGCGGCGCAGATCCTCCAGCGCCTGCTCCCGGGTCAGGCCCGGGTGCATCTCCTGATAGGCGTCCACCGGGCTCGCCAGGCCAGCCTCGATGAGCGACTGCCAGCGCAGCACGCTCGCCTCCGTCTCGCCGGCCGTCCGCTCCGGGCCTGGGTAGGTCAGCGACCAGCCGTCCGAGGGGATCGCCAGCGGCGTCCCGCGCGTCACGGCGCCCACGGCGCGCAGCAGCTGCTCGTCGCCCCGGCGGAACTGCGGCTCCATGCGGCGCTGCGCCTGCCGGATGGCGTCGTGCCTGAGCGCGATCGCGTAGCCGCTAGCGCCCTCCTGCCGCTGCGCGGCGCTGGGGCTGATGTCGTACTGCGCCAGGATCCGCTGCTCGTACTCGGACAGCGCGGTGCCGAGGGTGAGCGGATCGACCGGCGGATTCCACTGACCCACGCCCGGGCTCTCGCCGTCCGTCCGGAACTGCATGATCGAGCTCGGATCCGTCGTCACTGAGGCGGACGTGTTGAGCCCGCTGCCGCTCGGCGCGGCGGACCGCAGTGCGGCGTCCACGGTGTAACGCTGCGCCCAGGCCGAGTCACGGACGCTGTGCAGCCACCACGACCAGAGCACGGCGATGGTGAGCGTGCTCTCGATCGCCTCGAGCCCGTCCGTCCACGCCCACAGGTCGCCGGTCCGCTCGGCGTGGTAGAGCGCATACGGCAGCACGGGCCGCCCGGAGTCGTCGCGGAACGGGTAGGCCGAGCCCACGCGCGCTCCGCCGATGAACTCGTCGGAGGCGTCGGTGCGGTCCTTCGCGCGCACCACGCGGAACGAGGGCTCGTCTCCAGACACGTCGAACACGTCCCAGAACCACTCGGGACCCTCGGGGCCGGTGCGGACGCGCGCCTCCGTCAGCCTCCAAGGCATGTCGGGCTCGTCGGGGCTCGCCTCGGCCACGACCATCGCGGGCGACACCTGGCGCAGCAGCACGCCACGGTCGGACAGCGACGGGCGCACCAGCCACTCCCGGGTCGCCAGCGTCATCCGCTGCACCTGGGTTCCGATGGCGGCCCACCCTGCGTCAGCCATGACCATCGCGGCCATCGCCTCGGCCTGCTCGCTGTCGTGGCGCGCGACGACGCCGCGGTCGTAGAGCACCGACAGCTGGCGGATGATGGAGCGCATCGCGTTGGTGCCCACGTCGGGCTTGCCCACGATGCGCTCGCGGACCGGATCGAAGTGCTGCCCCATGTGGAGCTCGAGATCCTGTAGCCAGCGACCGCGCATCAGGCGCTCCGCGCGACGGGTGGCATCGCGGCGCGCTGCGTCGTCGGATGCGTCCTCTACGGCGGGGAGCGGAGGGGTCGGGCTCAGTTGCACGGCGCGATCCTACACCGGCAGCGCGGGCCGTGGGAAGCGCTCATCACCCCACCCGAATTAGCGGCGAGGCGACACGAGCAATCTCCAGCCGGTCCGCGACCCCGTAGCTCAGCGCGTCGAACGCGTGCTTGAGGTCGTCGTCCTTGCCTTGCCAGTGCCGGCCCGTCTCGATGAGCGCAGCGCAGCGCGGGTGAACGCGCAGCCGGTCCTCCAGCAGCGCGACGTTGACCGAGCGCGCCCCGCGCACGACCGAGCCTGGCCCCTTGCGCGGGCGCTGCACCTCGATGTGCTGCGTCCCGGCGATGGCGGCCAGAGCTCGCGTCATGTGGTCGTTGACCGACTGCCCACCGCGCGCCGCTGCCTTGCCCGCGCTGTTCACGTCGCCCACCGCCCGGTCCACCGACGCGAGCGACAGGTCGTTGCGCTCGAGCATGTCCGAGATCCCGTAGGCGTCGTCCATGGGCGTCGTTGCGGTCGTGCTGACGTAGCTGTCCCAAACGTGGGCGTGGCCGCGTCCGTCCGAGTCCGCCCACGAGTAGATCAGGTGGCAGACCGTCGAGCCTGGGCGCTTGCCGTAGTCCATGCCGAGCAGCACGTCCACGAGCCCACCAGGCGCGGACGGCGGCTCCGAGCTGATCCTGTCGTCCGTCCAGCCGGACAGGTAGCGGTCCGGGGTCACGCCGTCCCACTCGCCCCGGATGACCTGCGGACGCTGCGACGGGAGGCAATGCTGGATCGCCTCGTCAACCTGGGCCTGGGTCATCCAAGGGCAGGCCTCGACCGACAGCCCGTAGTGGTGCTCGCTGATGGGCGAGCCGTCGCGCTCGACCTCCTCGCGCAGCCACCCGAGCGGGCGACCCACCGGCGTCATCGTCAGGATGAGCGAGCCGCCCGTCTGCACGATCCGGGAGGCGCACTCGGCGTAGACGCTCGGCGGCGGCGGCTCGTCAATCCACACATAATCGAGGGTCGCGGAGGCCAGCGCGAGGCGCTCCTGCGAGGTCGTGTGGACCATGACGTGGGAGCCGTTGCGGAATCGGATGGTGCGGTGCCGGTAGCCCCTGACCGGGTGGTAGACCGTCTCCGGATCGTAGGCACCCTCGGGCACCATGGCGTGGATCTTCGCCTGCACCACGAGCGACTGCTGGTAGCTGTGGCAGACGACGCGCGCAGCGATGGGTCCGCCCTTGTTGGGTCGCCACGGGTGCGTCCCGAGGCACGTCTGCACGAGGTCCCACGCCGCCGAGGTCGTCTTGCCCGACTGCGACGGGGCGCGCAGGAGGCGGATCCGCGCCTGGTCCCAGAGGCACGCGAGCTGCGGCGGGCCGGGCCGGTAGGTCAGCAGCGGATCCCGCAGCGCGCGCCGCAGACGCTGGGCGCGGCGGGCGTCGAGCATCAGGTGGTGGCCTTCTCCAGCGCAGCAGCCACCTGGTCCGCCGACAGCGGACCCTCCAGCCCGGACCGGCGCACCTCGTCCGTCGTGACCCGGCGCTCCCGCCGCTCGGTGAGGCGCACGTCCATCGCCCGGGTGATCTCCATCGCCACCCGCGCGATCTCGGGCGTCGTGGCGATCTGCGGCGCCCCGGGGCCGTACAGGATGGCGTCGATCTCAGCGAGGCGGCGCTGCTCCCGCTCGGTCAGGCTCGCGCCGTCGTAGTGGCGGGACAGCATCCGGTAGGCCTCGCTGCGGAGCGCCTGCCGGTCGGCGCGCGACAGGCCCGGCACGAGCAGCCCGGAGACGGTGCGGTGGTAGGTCGTCATCATCTCACTCGTCTCCAATCGCCTGCGCGAGCACGCGCGGCGGCAGCAGGCCCAGCAGCTCGGCCAGCTCGGCCTCGGTCACTGGTCCTTCGTCGTCTCCACTCGTCCCGAGCTCCACCCGGAGCCGGTCCATCCCCAGCACGCGACCCTCGAGCGACAGCAGCCGCGTCAGCGCGCCGAGGTCATGCCCGCGCACGGCCACGTCCTGAGCGTGGCGCACCCGCAGCACGTACTCGGCCAGCTGCTCGACGGGCTCCCGCATCAGGTCCCGCCCCATCCGCGACAGGGCGCGCGCCCGGATGGCGTCCGCCTCCACCGGGGTCACCCCGGCTCGCTCGCACGCCTGGCGCTGGTGGCGAGGCGACCAGCCGGCGCCCACGGCAGCCTCCACGATCTCCTCGGCGGTCCAGTCGTCGTCGTCGTCGCCCTCGGGCTCGACGGCGCGCGGGATGATGGACAGCACGGTCGGAGGCCGCGGGCGCTCGGGCTCGTCCGGGCGCAGCGCCTCTGCCCATCGCTGCACCGTCCGCTCGGGCACCCCGACACGTGCGGCAACGTCCTGGACGGACGCGCCCTGCCGCAGCAGGCGCTCGGCGGGCTCTCTCTCGGGTCGGGATGGGCGCGGCATGGTCCTCCTCAGAACCGGGGCGGCAGTCAGTGGCTTGGCGTCAGCCGATCTCGTGCAGCTCGATGCGCTGGATGATGAACTGCGAGCCGCCCACCGCGCCGATGACGCCGATCAGGATCTGCGCCGTCGCTGCACTCAGATCCAGCATCGGGGTCGAGTGGACCGCGATCATCCCGTTGCTGCCCGCGCCGTCCTGCAAGAACGCGAACCCGCCCT